TCAATCCCACTGGTAAACAATTTGCTGAGTATTATATAGAGGGTAAAACAAAATAGGGTATATTGTTAGCCATTTATAATAAAATGGTCAAAAACGAGCTATTAGAGAGCCTCAGAGCAACTAAAAGATATGCCATAAAGAGATACTTTGTTTGCGTTCCACATGAGATCATTACTGTCCATTCTCATAATAGCTTTAGCGCTATCATAAACAATAGCTGAATCATTAGCTAAAGCGCTTTTTAATGGTGGCTCTATCTCTACTGTAGCTTGTCCACTTCCATTCGAGGTACAGTCTGCTGTAACCATATGTAGTTTTTGAGTAGCTCCTGAACCAAACTGTATGTAATCTCCTGTCTTAAAAATTACAGTGCTATTAGGTGTATTCTCTACTGCCACCGAATAAGCGCCTACCGAGTGAGAACCATTAACATTGATAGTACCTGTGCAACCACCTCTGATCGTTTTAGCATCAGGGTCGCCCATAGCAAATGTTCCAAATCTACCATGTAACTGCATAAAAAATACCTGCCATTGAACTGCTTGTTCTCTATTCATAGGTGGTAACGTAACTGTAGTAGTCCACATTGAGCCACCATGTTCTACAGATTGCTGAGAATAAGTAAATGGACTGGTTGTAAGAGAACTAGAACGAGTTATAACCCATTCACTTGTTGTGAAGTTTGGACTAGTAGGCATTGTTAAAGGATAACTAGGTTGAGTCATTATGCACCAAATGTCCTAGCAAAACTGCCACCACGACTTCTTGCCTCACCAACAGCAGATACAGTCTCTTGCTTAATTTGAGGCATTAGGTTCATCACCTCTGCCCTAACAGTTGGAACGACACCTGTCGCAAAATTTAAAGATTGGTTTATAACTATTGAACCACCACCACCTAATTGATTGTTAGGTATTATATTTCCAGCAGTTCTAGGTACAAAAACTTCAGCTCCTTTTTCTCCAACCATTATTGGATTTGAACCACCTGTAAATCCACCTTTAGCAAATCCCATCATTGACCCTATTGTACTCCCAATAACATTACCTAAACTAAATCCACTGCCACCACCAGCATCATTCGCCTCTTTCTGTGCCTTAACCTGTTCATTAAGAGATGCAGTTAGTGAATCTATCATGGGTTTTATAATTCTTATATGGACTATTGTTGCAATAATTTGTGAAATAACATCTTGAAATATAGACTTCATTGCGTCTTTAAAATCCTCGCCTTTAGCAATAGAATCACCAAAAGCCTGTGATATAGACTCACCTGCATCTTCAAAAGTTTTGTTAATTCCCTCAACAATTTCTTGTAATGTTTCAAAGGTCATTCCTGTGTTTTCTACTTCTTTCTGTAAAACTTGTTTATTAAATTTTCCATAAATTCCTTGAATTATTATAGATGCTTTGTAAGTATCTATCATTTCTTTGATCTTGCGATTATGCTCTTCTAATGAATTGGTCGTTTTATTATTTTGCTCTTCATTTTCTTTAAGTAAACCAATTACTGGGTGTATATTTCCCCTGTGTTCAAGATAATTTTCACCAAGTTTTTCTAATTCATCAGAAAATGTTAGAGTAGCTATGCCTAAACCTAAAAATCCACCCTTTAACATACCTAACTTATGAAGATAGTTTCCAATCGCAATAGTAGCAGTTCCAGCTAAAAAAAGTGAAAATGCTTTTAAACCTTTTAAAATTTTATCTATATTTTCAATAAAGTCTTTAGTTGTTTCTGCTAAATCTCTACCAATTTCATTTCCATATTTTTCTATAGCATCTTGATTATCTTGTAATTCATGATTAAGGTCTTGTAAAGTACGTTTAACTTCAGGGAAAAATTCTTGAGCAATAGCTATTCTAAATATTAATAATTTATCTTGGAGCATTGATAAAGTACCTGATAAAGTTTTAGCAAATTCATTGGTTGCATTGCCATATACACCACCTTTACCAAAAGTATCCCTAAATGCTTGTTTTGTTTCTGCAAGTGATACTTGAACTCCTGCTGAGAAATTAAGCATATTTCTTACGCCTTTCTCACGGAAAACGTCTGCTGAGGCGATACCCCCACTAAACGATCTTTGTATCTGTTCTGCTGTTTGACTGAATGATAATCCTGTAATTGAGGCAACATTTCCAGTTATTTCAAGAATTTCAGCAAGTTCATTAGCATTATCTGTTACTACTGCTAAATTTCCTGATGCTTGTTGAATTTCTTTTAATTCAAAAGGTACTCGCCCTGCAAAATCAAGCATAACTCTAAATGCTTTTGCTCCCTCATCTGCTGAACCAAATAAAGCATTTAATCTTACTGTTAAATTCTCAATTTCTGAGCCTGTATCAATAATTTTTTTAATTTGAAATCCAGCAAATGCAGTGCCTATAATAGCTCCATATTTAAGAACTGCTTTACCTAAATTATCAAATGAATTATTTAAAGTTTGTAGGTTTTTACGCATTTTAGTGCTGTTTCTTTTAGTAACATCACCTGCCTGTTTTAGACCTTTTTTTAAGTCTTGTAAATCTGCCTCAATTCTTACTACTAGTTTATCTAATTCTGTTGCCATAATTAATTATCAGGATACCTTTGCATTAATTCTGCTAATTCATCTTTATTCATTGTAGATGATTGCTTACCAGTATTATATTCTTTGAAACCATCAATGGCTAGTGTAATTTCTGCTATTGACATATTGTAAAATTCAGATGGTTGGATACCCATCATTCCTATACAGACTTGAATCCACCTTTCTAGTGGCAACTCATAATTATCGTTATCTATAATTCGCTTTTTTTTTCATCTATCTCATCACCACTACTTAAGGCTAATGCTAATAAATCACCACACATTTTTATGGACTGAACTAAACCCATTTGATTAATAAGTGCCTTGACATCATTATCTTTTATATCATTACCACCACCTCTAATGGCTAGAGTTAAGATAATTAAAACATCACTCATAGGCACATCTGCCTCAGATAATTTTGTAGCAACTTTCATGATAGATTTACCTAATGCAGACTCAATGCTCATAACAACATCAAGTGTCATTTTAGCTTTGTAGTCTACATTATTTGGAAAGTTTAGTAGTTTCTCTGCTCTTATTTGATTTGGACTCATTTACCTTTACCTCAATTTTAATCGTTTCATCTCTATCACCCACATTATTCAAAGATAATACAGGTGATGTTTTTCCATCAATAGTTACTTCAAGAGTGTTTTCATATCCTTTAAAAAAAGGTACTTCAATTTCATTGCCATTAACAAGGCAAGTATGTTCCTTTTCATTAATAGATACTTTCTTTTCAATCCACATATTAAACTGTCGCTATTGTTACTGCACCAGCAGATTCAAAGCTCATAGTATATTGAACTGCATCATTATAAGTACCACTGTATTCAATAGCTGTTACTTGGAACGCACCAGTAAATGTATTGAAATCAGGTACTAAGAATTGAAAATTACTAAATGTTGATGCTGAAAATGCTGTTAAAACAGATTGTTCAGATGCTCCATCTGTAAATACTCCACTTCCTGAAATAGAAAATGATTTAATTCCTGCGTCTGCCAATAATTCTCTTACTCTTGCTGAGTCTTTATTTGTTACATCAATAGTTTCAGAATTGATAGATATGCTTGTATCTCTTAGACCTGCTACAGTTGTAAAAGTTTCAGGTGAACTAGCGTTACCAATTTTGACTAATAATGCACTACCTTTTTGTACTGCCATTTATATTACCTCTTAAATTAACTATCAAATATAGTGAAATCTACATTCACTATACCATGTCTTGTTATCCCATCAACTTCTGTTAATGTGACTGCGTTTACAACATAGCTCATAACACTACTTGCACCACTTACGCTTATTGTAGCATTATTCAATAGATTGTAAATTCTTTCCATTATTTCCTTGATTTCTTTCTGTCCACGATATTGTGACCATACATCAATATCAACATTGTAAACATTACCATCAAGGGTTTTTGTGCCAACATCTCTCATTGTTTCAAGACCAATAATTACATATGGATATGCTGTGTCTTGAGGCGCTATGCTGTCAAATATTTTATTATTACCTATTAGACCATCTAAGGTGCTATCTCCTGATAACAGAGAATATATAGCTGATTGTAGATCGAATGAATGATATCCCATTATCTAACCTTTGCTGGTGCGACCTTAATTGGTTTAAATTGTTTATCTATAGAAACTTGTTTAGCAATTTTATTAGCAAATATTCTTGCTTTATTGTACGCAATAGATTCATCTCCCATAAATGGTCGATCTAAAACAAGTTCTAGTCTTGCTGAATAATCCATATTAGAGATAACTGTTGCGCTAGGTTTATTACTTGCTGTTGCAAGTCTAGTGGTAATAGAGTTAATTAATCTACCAGTATCAATAGCTGGTGGATTACCCTCTGAAGATGCAACATGAGTTTTCTTGCCTCTTGGGTATTCTCTACCATCTTTAGGTGTTTGTTGCATACTTCTCATAATATCGTTTCTAAAATTAGTTGCTACTCTGTTTACATGCCTTGAGGCATTTAACTGATAAAGTTTTTCAGCTTTTATTACATTTTTCTCTATGTTAGAAAACATAGAAACCTTTATACCTTGTTTAGCCATTATGTAGCTACTCCCTCAGTTGCTATTATCTCTTGATATCTTTCTTTACCCTCATCAACAATTTGTATGCTGGTGATATTAAATGCCTTAGACCTATAATATAACCTATATTTAGGCGTTAGTGCTGAATAGTACCTGATTGTAAACTTAAATCCTTGTGTTGCTCTTAACTGATCTCCAAATAGACCCTCTGAGCCTGATAATGGCTCTACTTTAGACCATACTGTTGCTTGTGTTGAATAGGTTGATGATTGACCACCACCTGCATCTGTAGACCCACCAAGAGTTTGCAAAGCGACTCTATTTCTAAACTCGCCTAAATACATTATCTCATGCCACCATAATGTGAAGTGCCTCTATATGGATTAGTAGATAGCTGTCTTACTACAAAAGGTTGTAGTAATGCTGTTGCTGAGTAAGGAGCTTTAATTGCTTTCTCATCATCTCCTCTTCTTTCAAATAAATAACTTCCATATATTAAACACGCTTGTTTTATTTGCATAGGAACAGCAGTATTATCACCATAACCAGCAGTATATTTAATCTCAATACCATTCACTGGTCTTAGTCCAGTTGGATAAGATACTCCAGTCTGTAAAGTAAATTTACTAGGTTGACTTGCATTATCTAGTCGATAATTAGAAGTAGCCCAAGTTGTAGCGCTATCATCATCTGCATAATATTTAACATGATTAATTGCTGATACTGGTGATTTAGGTAATATAATATTTCTTCTTGAAAAGTCTTGATCTATTCCTAAGTAAGAACCCTCTTGTACTCTTACATCAACATCATAAACAGTATCTATAAAAAGTTCATAAACAGTAGTACATAAAGTTCTATTCGTATATTCTTTAGCCCAAGAATCTACTGCCTGTTTTATAATATTTAAAACAGTATCATCATCACTAGAATCAACTTTTAGATATGCTTTTAACTCAGCTAAAGTAATTGCTGAATCTGTTTGAGCTGTATGTACTTTAAGTCCTGCCATTAATTATCTCCTAATAAAACATACTATCTTATTTTTCACTTGATTCCCATAAACAAGTTGTATTGTTAAGAGTCCAAGTAATCTCTTCTGTATCACTTGGTCTAGGTGCTATAAAAGCATCTTTTGTTGAATCATAAGTGTAACCAATTCCAGCAAAATTCTTTCTGAAAGGCGTTCCACCACCAGCGTGTACGTTACCAAAAGTATTGTAAGAAGTTCTTTTTACAGTACAACCATGAAAGTTGCCATAATAAACTTCCCAATCAGTATCGCCACCCTCATCATTACCCTTTATAACTTGAGTAACTATGTTATTTGAATCTATTAATGCGTAATATGCCATATTAAAAACTTATGTTATCAGAACCAGCAGTAAACACTGTTTGTTTAAAGCCACCTGAAGAAGATGTAGAACTTGTAAGCCCACCACCTATTGTTAATGTAACTGTATCAGGATATTTTAAAATAACTACTCCTGAACCACCAGCACCACCTGTACTAACACCATCTCCACCAGCACCACCACCACCACCAGTATTAGCTGTACCAGCAATACCAACGTCTTGTGGATAACCTGAATCATCTACAGATGCTCCACCACCACCTAGTCCACCATCTTGATTACCAGCAGAAGTTCCACCTGAAGTAGAGCCACCACCACCAAAATAACCTGAGTCTGCTCCTACAGATGTTCCAAAACTTGATGAAAAATCTCTACCATCACCACCAGCACCATTTGCATCAGTACCACCAGCCTCACCAGCACCACCACCACCATTGGAAAATCCACCAGTAGTTGAGCCACCATCAAAACCATATCCTGTTCCACCACCACTATCACCTTGTGTTGCAGAGCCACCATCATTATTCACATTAGTAGTTCTTCTAGCTCCACCACCTGAACCACCATCATCAGCCTCTGCAAATTGTACTGCTCCACCACCACCACCATTAGCAGTTATGTCTGAAAATACTGAGTTAGAACCTGAGTTTACTGTTGAATTATTTGGACTAGCTGTTGCACCAGCACCAATGGTTACTGTGTAGTTTGTTCCTGAATCTAATTCTTTTGCTGTGTGATGAACAACTCCACCAGCTCCACCACCACCACCATCATCTGCCCCACCTGAGCCACCACCAGCGACTACTAGAACTTCAAATGTAGGTGCATCTTCTCTCGTGAATCCACCAAAACCAAGTACTCTATAACCAAACATTTTATCTCCTAGTCATCTGTTAAAGCATCAGTTGTAAAGAATAATTTAATACCGATTAATCTAGCATCTCCTGTTTGAGTGTCTGCTGATACATCTCTCATTAATTGAAAAAAACAAGTTTCATTTACACTTGGAGAACCAGCAATAGTTACTGCGCCACTTTCAGCAGAAACATCTAGATCATTTGACGTTCCACTATGAGCTTTAGCAGTTGCCACTACGTTAGTTCCAAATGCAGTGTTAATAGAGTCATTATCTGCAATAGCTACTGCTGATAGACCCCATGCTACTGTTCCAGTATTTGTGCCTGTTACTGTAAAAAATGCTTGAAAAGTAACTGTTCCCTCATTCCATAGTTTAGGAAATGCTATTGAAAACTGTGCATTTTCATCAGCACTTGCATCAAAGTCTAAAACTTTTAATTCTACTCCATTAGCTAATTCTACTTGTGCTAAAGTAGCACAACCATTAGTTGTGTTAGGATACATTGCTGTTGCTGGAATCCATATAGACTGTTTACCAACTAATCCTGCTCCAGCAGTACCATTTAAGGTTAAAGTTGCTCCTGAATCAACAACTATAGATGAGCCTGATAGAGCATTGAAACTGTTAGCTGTAAATCTAAAATCATCAGCATTAGCAATTTTAATATCTATTTGGTCATCTGTATCAGCAGTAATACTCGTATCTGCATCAGCATCTAAAATCAATTCGTTACCATTTACATCTAAACTACTAGATGTAGTTAACGTGCCACCATCTCCAATAGTTAAGGCATCATCACCATCTGTGAACTCGATTAATGCTGTTCTGATAGAGTTAGATTTAAAATATTCTACAGTATCGTTGGATTGATTTAACTCCATAATAGTGATGTTTGCATCATTATCTTCATTTCTTATATAAAGAATATTAGCTGAACTGTCATACCATAATTGATTTGCGTATACTGTAGAGGGAACTGAAGTGCCACTTGATGTACTTGCTAATGCTTTGAGTGCAAGGTTTAAATCAGACCTTGTATTAGGAAATGTCTGATTGGCTATATCATAATCGTGTTGACTCATCTATTTATAAACTCCATAAGTTGTTTTATTCTCTCACATTGACTAACTGCTTTCAAGATATCCATAACCTTTAGCTTGATAGTCAAAAGTTCTATCAATAACATTACCAGTTCCACTTCCTTGATAGAAAGTTACAGTAAATCCTGTGGCAGATTTATTGCTAATTACATAATGTTCATTCTGATCTAAGTTAGATACTGTTATACCCAATGCTTGTACTGATTTAAATGCTGGAGAATAAGTTACTGCTTTGCCACTAGGAGATGTTCCACTAGATATATCGCTTTCACCATAAACTCTATCAGGCATGTCAACTGTAGCAGATAAAGTATGTATAGCTGGAGTAGAAGTTGCTGATGTTGTAGTTAATTTTGCTCTGAGTTTTATATATCTTGCTTTGTAATCTCCAAGTACATAATTTCTATAATCAGTGTATGTAATGTTGTCATTACTGGTTGATATCAACATCTCAACATTTACATCACTATTTTCAGTATATGCACCATCAAAAAGACCTTCTCTCGCATCAAAATTGCCATCAAAACTGTCAAATACAGTTGTTGGGTCAAACCTATTAAAGCCTAAATTTATTGTTACTCTTGAGGTATATATGCCACCTACATCTATTACAGGGAAATCATAAGTTCCGTCTAAATTATTATTGGTATCACCACCATCATCAAATAGACCTAATTGTGAGTCAAAGTTTCCACTGGCATCATCAAATAATTCTCCTGTTAAGAGTTGCAAATAATTAACACTATCTCTAGTAACAACATCAACATCAGATTTAGTACCAGCAGTAAAGTTTGGAGATTGAGTAGAAGTTTCTACAACATTAAAATTATAATCAATTTGATTTAATATAACTGCTGATTTTGTAGAAATTAAACTTTCAATTCCTAATACATCTACTGCTTTAATCATATATGTTCCAGTTCTAGCTGGTAAAGATACAGTAGAGGCAGGTTTAGATACTTTTTGAGCTAATATTTGACCCTCTTCAAAACTAGCACTTGTTGTATCAGGTGTATGTCTAACAACATAATGACTTAAATCCAAGTCTGACACTGGTGTCCAAGATAACTCTGCTTGACCATTAATAATGTTAACTGAGAAATTAGTTACATCTGATGGTGGTGCAGTTTTACCAACTACAGTATGTTGAATCGTTGTATATGAAGAATAAACATTAAAAGCGTTTACTGATCTTGCTCTAATATTATAAACAGCACCATCTTGAGCATTAACTAACTCAAATATATTTCCACGAGATTTTCCTAGATTAATAAAATCACTACCAGCGATATTAGTGTTTTGTGCCTCAACTTCAAATTCGTTGGTTGTTCCCTGATTACTAGCACAAGTAACTATTAATACTGCTATAGGTGTTTCAGCAAATGTCCTTAATTCATCTACTGCTGTTATACTAGGTGGAGATACATCTGTTGCTCTTGGTAAGGTTGTATTATCTAATGAAAAGTCTTTTTCTTCTGCGTTCCAAGTATATACTGATGATTCTGTTTCTTTTAAAGTTAAATTAATACCTACATCTTGTGGACTCATAACAAAAGACCAATCTGCTACTTCAAAAACTTTATTAGTAAAACCAAGTCTAGTATTAGTAATATTAACTGTATCACCAACTTGTAAACTAAAACCTTTCATATTTACTTTGCAAGTAAGTTGTATTTGTTGCCTATTTTTAAAAAGAACTATCTTGGCTAGTCTTTGAGCCATAGCACTAGACTTTGTGAAAGGTAAATCTATATCTGCATAAATAGTTTCTCCATCATCTTCTACTAAACTAGAACTTGTAACCATAGGATAATCTGTGGGTTGCCAACTGGTTTCATCAGATGTAAATAATCCTTTGACAGTGTTAAAAGTATCTTTCCTTGATTGTTTAGTAACTAAATTCATTGTGCCTATCATTTCATCTTCAGTTAGAGTAATAGTGGGAGATACATACTGACCACCTTTTACAATAAATTTTCCATTAGAATAAGATAAAGCACCTACAAAAGAAGTTAAAATATTATCAAGTATTTCCATAGGAGCTATGTCTGAATAAACTATGCCATGACATTCATATCTTTTTTCAGTGCCACCACCTGATAAGGTAACATTCTCATCACAAACATTAGCTAAAGTAGTAAATGAAGTTGTATCCATACTAGAAGTATCAACGCCTAGACCAATTCTTGTATCAGTAAAATAATCATAAAGGCATAATGCTGGGTTAGCAGAAAATACAGTAGAGCCAGTTCTAAAATCTAATACTTTTTTACCTTTTATTTCAGCACTAATGTTAGGCAATCCATTTGGGAATACATCAGGGTCATACGCAATTCTACAATAGATGTATGCTATACCTTGTAATCTATGAGCAGTTGTCCATTTTTGAGTTTCAGCTACTAAATCTGCATCTGCCTGTTGGTCATCTAAACCTTTATGAAGTTTGATTCTGACAGTTTGTCTACCATCATCAAAAATAGAATCTCCTGTATATGGTTGAGATGCAACACGATATTGAACAATACCATTAGCATCAGTACCCATTGATGTAATTGTTAAAGGCTCATCATTAAAATAAATTGTTGTATATTCTTCTATCTCATGACCAGCTATCTGAACTATCATATGCAGATATTTATTATTATCAGTAGTTTCTAAAAATAAGATACCACCTGATTTTTTAGTAGTTCCATAAACCATATCTCTTGCCATAATAGGTTGTCTTATCATTAATGACCTATTAGATGTTTGTGATTGATATGATCTTTGTTGTAGAGATGAATTTCTTGCTCTAGGTTGTACTGATAATGCAGAGCCAATAACAACAGTAGCTACAATAATAGCTCCTGCCTTTAAACCTGCCATAGTAAAGGCAAGTTGAGGAGAATAAACTGCAACAACTGCCATTGTTATTACACTGATTAAACTGTTTACTGTACTTCCCATTATCTATATTCCTTTCTGTTATATTTTTTGTGTATACTGCTCACTTTATAATCATTACCAACTTTTAACCAAGATACAGAATCAAGTTGCAATTCTTTCCCAAAATATGTCTTAGCCCAATCATAAACCATATTAAAATAACTATCATCTGATACAGAGTCTATTATCCAACATCTATCTCCTGAGTTCCAAAAATGATTTAATATTTGACCATAATTTTCAAAGTGATCTTCATGCTCTTTGCTTAAAAAAATCCAGTTAGTGAAAGCGACTATCTTATTATCTTTCCTGTGTATCTTATATTGTTTGTATTCAAAAGACTTGGTAAGGTGATTCCTTAGTAACTTTTTCTTTAGATGTTTGTATTTATCAAAACTTTGATAAAAATTTACGACTTCTTCAATTTCTGTTGTCATAACTTATGTTGTTTTAGCTGGTATCTCTACACCAGCACCCCACGCAACTGATTTATCTTGTAAACTTGTAACAAATTCACAACCTTTATCATTTGGGAATATTTCTTGCTGATCTTGATCTGTAAATCTTCTATCAGTAGGTCTTTCTAGTGTAATTAATTTATTTTCAATAGAAAACTTTAATGTAGAATTTTGACCATCTTCATTTAACACCATTGTATCTATAAAACCCTCAAATACTTTATAGGGTGTATCAACGATTGCATCAGCATTACTGGTAGTAGTTAGAACTCCAAAATGAACTTCAACGACCATTCCAGCAGTATCTTCTGTTAAACCTGCTGATAGTATTGATGAGTCTACGCTATTTAAAGATATATTCATTCCTACTGCCCTTGTATCTGAGGACTCGCTAATAGGAGAAATATCTAGTATATGACCTGATGCTAGATAAGTATTACCACCAATAACTAAGTCATTATAAGTCGTATTCAGTAGTAATGTTCCACTGGTAAAGTTCATCTTAATAGCATAGAAAGGTCTTAACTGTGAGCTATTTAACTGTGAAAGAAAAGTTGAACCGATGGAACGAGCCATAATTTATTTCTTCTTAGAAGTTTTCTTCTTGGTTACTTTAGGCGCTTTCTTTTCTTTTACAACTACTTTTTTAGACTCAGGTTCAGAAACTTTTACTTCAATAGCTAAATTGTTATCAAGAAATGTTTGAGCTATAACTTTCTGCCATTCTTCTTTACAATCAATAATTTCATCAACTTTATATTCTCTAGTAGCGTT